TGGAAGAGGTGATAATAGATCTATTTTAGGATCAGTATCTCTACCAATACAACCATCCATCACAGATTCAAATAATGTAATTTGGGGAGAAGATAAACTCAATGCACTTGCAGAAGCTGGAACAAGAGCATCTTTATCATTAATGGCAGGTAATGCAGATGCTGCTGCTGCGGCAGTTACTGAACCATTAACATCGGATCCAGCAGCAGCAAAAACTTTGATAACGACTAGTCTAGCATCAGCCGCTGTTGGGACAAATGCAAAACTATTTACGAGATTGACTGGATCAATCGTTAATCCAAACTTAGAACTCTTATTCGATAGTCCTTCACTCAGATCATTTAGTTTTACATTCTCAATGTCTGCAAGAGAGAAATCAGAAGCAGCGGCAATCAGAGAAATTATTAGATTCTTTAAACAAGGAATGTCTGTAAAGAGAGCAAAGAGTTCTTTATATTTGAAGTCGCCAAACACATTTGGAATTTCTTACATTTATGGGCAGGATGGACAAAATAAAGATCATCCATGGTTGAATAGAATTAAAGAATGTGCTCTCACATCATGTACTGTCAATTATACTCCCGCAGGTAATTATGCGACGTATGAAGACGGCGCAATGGTTCAATACGATCTTTCACTAACATTCAGTGAACTTGATCCAATCTATGATGACGATTATACAAAACTAGATTCAGATAACGATACATCGATAGGTTACTAAAAATGGCATCTTATTTTAGACAAATACCAAATTTTGAATATGTTACCCGTGGTGAAGGAAAGCAAGATATATCAAACTATACGAATGTAAAAAATTTCTTCAAGAGAGGAAAACTGAGAGAAGATATTTTTGGAAACTTGGCATTCTTTGAGAAGTATACAATTCTTGGCGACGAAAGACCTGACAATGTTGCATACAAATTTTATGAAGATGATACCTTAGATTGGGTTGTTTTAATCTCCAATAATATTTTGAACGTTCAAACTGAATGGCCATTACAACAAAATACCTTTGATACAGTTATGTTGGAAAAGTATGGATCTTATGAAAATCTGTACTCTGGAATTCATCACTACGAAACAATAGAAATCAGAAACTCTTCCGGAGCAGTCGTTCTACCTGCTGGATTGAGATCTCCAAATACATGGAGAACAGAAGGAAACTTTATACAAGTAATCAATACTCGCATTAATCAAATTTTTGCTGGAAGTGCTGGGGTTCCATCAAGAAGAGTCACAGTTACAATGAATAATGGTATTCTTGGTCTGAAAGTTGGAGATCAAGTTTACATCAATAACGTATCTGAATCCGAATTTAATGGAAGATTTGCTGTTACGTCCATCAACGCATCAATTAATAATGTAGTAATTTCTTTCAGTTATGATCTTCCAGCGGTTGCATCAGTAGCAAATCCTGTTATAAGCACATCTGGAAGAGAGGAAGTTATTTTTACTGTTGATGGAAATCTTGGTGTTGGAAATGCATATTATTACGAATATTATGATGAAGGTCTTGGTTATTATGTTACTTTACCTGCTGCAAGTATCTTGAATCCAGTAACTAACTATGAATATGAATCACAAATTGAAGCAGAGAAGAGAAATATTTTTGTTCTTAAAGCAAGTTATCTACGTGTCGTTCAGGATGACATTTCAGAAATCATGCCTTATAAAATAGGTGCTGCCCAGTATGTGAACAACACCTTGAAAAGAGGAGATAATATTAGACTTTTTGAGTAATCATTCCTCAGCAAGACGCTGGAAATAACTCAGAGCATCATCTTCATCTTCATCAACAGAGTTGATCGAAGGAAGTGAGGGAGACTTGGAACGAGCATAAGACTGTTCCAACTCTTCTACAACTTTATTTTCAACAGTCGGAGTCGAAAGATAGGAGTCATAGTTTTCCTCTTGCTCCATCACTTCACGAGAGCGTGAGGGAGTTGTTTGAAGACCAAGAACGGTATTCAAACGATTTTCCATTTCTTCATAAGTTTTGAACTGATCAGGAGCAGTTACTGCTGCCAGAGAATACTCTTTCTTCCAAAGAGATTCCAAAGCATCATCATCGTCAAGAAGAGGAGAAACACGATCAAATTCGGATTTGTCGTAGTTCCAATAACCATCCTTCTTCACGATTTTGAGTTTGAAATTAGCACCCTGCCAGAAATCAAAGGGATTGATGGGGGTTTCATCTTCAAACTCAGGTTGCATTGCTTCCATGATCTTGTCAAAGATCTTCTTACCATACTTAAACAGGAAGACTTTACCTTCATTTTGAGGATTGGTAGGATCCTTCACAACATAAATGTTGCTGTAATATGAAAGCTTACGCTTCTGTTTACGAACAGTTTCCTTATCTTTATCACTACCACTGTTCCACAGTTTGCGGTTGTGCTCAGAGACAGGATCTTTTTGTCCAATAGTGGTCAGAGAGTTCTCAATATACCAACCACCAGGACCTTGGAAACCATGGGAATACATTTTTGCCCACGGAACATCTTCACCTTCGGGAGCAGGCAGGAAACGGATCACTGCAAAACCGTTTCCAGTTTTGTCCATTTCTGGTTTCCAGAGACGCTCATCTACGCCACTAGAAGTATTGCTCATCTTCTCTACTTCCTTTACCAGTTTGGAAGTCAGCGAACCAAGAGAAGATTGCTTTTTAAGATCTGCAAAAGACATTAGATTACCTCGGATTTGTACGGATTTGGCTTTTGTGTACTTCTTTATCTTACAGGTCTGAACCCGTTTTGTCAATCTGCTGTTTCATGGTTTCGAGCATCTGGGACATGTTATTAAGGACAATATTCATGTCAGTTCCAGGTGGCATACCCATCATGATAGCAGAACTCATAATTCGTTCTTTCATTTCTCTTGCTTCTGGATCATCAGATAAACTCATTCTTGTGTAAAGAACTTTTTGCTTATCTAGAAGTCTTTCCAGAAGTTCCACATGTTCAAGCTTTTCTTCTTTTGACATCGCAGGGAATTTGAAGACATTTGAATAAATCTCTTCTTGAAGATCTGCAATTTCAGTCATCTCTGAGCGGACAACTTCTGAATCGAAGAAACTCATGAATCCTCCAAAATAATTTCTTTCAAGATTTTACGAAAACGAAATACATCAATATTTAGAAACGGATTATATTTTTTAATCCGCCGACTGACGGTTTGCCACACCGGGTCTTGAAGTTTTTTGTCAAATTTATTCCCGAAAAGGAATATTCGGTCATAAATGACCATTGTTTCTAGGCTAATCTTCCCGCTCAGGAAATTTTTTAAAAGAGGAGGGTGACCCTTTGAGCAATTAAAAACATCTTCAAACTTATTTTGCTCAAATAGGGTTTGACTTTCTTCTTTAAAGATATACGAAAGAGACTGAATTTTCTTCTGCCAATTTTTGTATCGATCTTCACCTTCTTTGATCATTTCTCCGATCCAGAGAGTTTCTGGATCATTACATGTGACAAAATTTGCCACGAAAAATTCTTCTACTTCTTTGTCTGTTTTTTGTCGTGATACTTTTTCAAACCACATTCTATCTTTTCTTTTATAGAATGATTGTAGAGTTGCACGACTTTTACCACAGTACTTGTGATAGTCATAACTGTCCTTGGTGAAGTGATTTTTCAAGGACAGATAACACTTATAGGCATCGAACGGCATCATTCAAAAAAGTAATATAGGGATTTTTTTGCCGGGATTTTTTTCCCCAAAAAATGGATTATAAAGGCAATTTTGCTCTGGAACTCTTTTTAAGAAAGTTAAGTTCCATCGCTTCGTATTTAATTTTTTCTTTTAACGGCTTTGAGATGAGTTTAGGAACTGATTCTAAGTCAATATTATTCTGCTCACAGAAATGAACGATAGCATCGATATAATTCATCTCAGTATTTACTTGCACGAGTCTTTCAATCTCCTGTGCAAATCTTGATGGACAGAAAAATTTGCCTTCTAGTACTTTCTCTAACTCATTCTCCATCTGACCTAGTATTGTGACGTACAAATTCTTTGATATAACGAACTAATAGTCTAATATAATCTCCTTTGTTTCTTTTGTCAAATACTTTGACTTCACCACCAGGAGTGACCATTAAGGTGATGAGTTTGACTGGGGGAATTTTTGTCAACTCATAATACGCTGCTGCGTAAAATGTTTCTTGGACGAAATAATTTTCGATCCACTCTTCTGGTTTTATTTTTTCTGATGTCTTGAAGTCGATGACGGCAAGCTCACCATCATACTCTGCAATACAATCGACTCTTCCAGCAAGTCCTAAGTATTCGGAATAGAGAGTACGTTCAATTGCATGAATATTATTTATCTTATCAAGATAAGGTTTAGCATGAAAAAACATGAACTTTGTCAGGGGTTGATAATCATCCCAGTTGAGTTCTTTATTTTCCAAATAGTCTTGACAGACTTGGTGAAAGTCAGTTCCTCTTGCAGTTGCTTTTCTTGTAATTGCATTTGCTTTCTCAACACCAACTCTCTTTCTCCATTCGGTAAAGATCTGTCGATTGTAGAAAGAGGTTATAGAGGTAATTGATGGCACCCAGTCTCCATTCGGGAGATTATAGAGACGGATGCCATTTGTTTCTTTCTTTTCTAGTTCAAGTTCACCCAAGTAATTATGATGAATAAATGTCATGCACCAACTTCCATTTTTGCGAGAATATATTCCTTAACTAAACCTGAACGAACAATATCATCAACACCAAATTCAATAATATCAATAGATGGCATGATACGAAGGATTTTCATGAAATCAACGATACCATTCTTTTCATTCGATTTAATTAGGTCACTTTGAGTGGCATCGCCACAGAACATGATCTTAGAGTTTTCACCCACACGAGTAATGATACTATCAAGTTCGTGGAAGTTAAGATTCTGGAATTCATCTACGATAATGATAGCATTATCAAGAGTCGTTCCACGAATAAAGGAAGTAGACCAGAAGCTGATCGTTCCTTGTGTTTTAAGATTGCCATATAGCATCTCAAACGATGCATCATCAGGCATTTGGAACATGTATTTTACCATGTTCTTATAAGGTATTTGATAAAGTGAAGATTTATCTTCGTGGTCACCAGGAAGAAATCCAATTTCACGAGTGGCAACAAGAGATCTAACGATATAAATTTTTTCGTAAGGTGTTCTATCGTCTAAAACGTCTTGAAGTGCATTGTACAATGTGATGAAAGTTTTACCTGTTCCAGCACATCCATATGCAACAATGTTTTTGTTTGATTCATATGCTTCATAAAGACTTTTTTGATTTTCTGTTAGAGGTTCAATCTCTCTCATCATATCAAGGTTGATTGGCTTCTTACGCTTCATTTGCTTTGCAGTCATTCCGACGCCAATCGGTTGATCATCCTTTCTTCTTCTTGCCATATAGTTTTATAAAAAAATTTAGACTGGGTTTACGTTTGACCCAGGTACTTTGGATGCCTTACGAAGGACATCATTCCACCCTGGATGAGACTTTCTAAGCTTGTCATAGACCTCACCAATTTCTCCCGAAGCGGGGCAAGTTGATGGATCTGACCAATCTCTATCCCATTCAGGATTGTCTCTTTTCCATTGGTCCCAATCATGAATACTCATGGTAACTTCTTTTTGTTCACCAGTTTGTTTATGAATAACAGGATAAGTTGCCAAGTTTACTCCTCCATTTTA